TCCGATCTGCTAATACCTTAGCACCATTCTCTAATGATTTTTGGCTACGTGCTTTGTCATCGAAATAACAAATTTCAACACCAATAGCTACATCGTTTGCGTCTGCATTATACCAAAGGTTATCAGTAGTAGCATTATATAACACGTGCCATGCTTTCTCATTGGTAGGCACACAAACTATAGCTTCTTTATCATCAACGAAAATATGCGCACTAGCAGTTTGATTAATATCTATATTATACGTGTTTTTATAGTAGTTTACGTTTTGTTGCGCAGTAGAATTTTTATTGCCTGTATCATGGGCTACAATAAATTTTGCTTTGCCACCGTCCATTTTAGTTCCATATCTACGTGTGCCAATTGGTAATAAATCCGTCTTTACAGGTACACCTTTCCACGTTTCTGCCATTTTACTTCAACCCTTCCTCTTTTAAATACTCTTCTTGCATTTTCGCGCTATGCTTTACAATGAAAGTGTTCTTCCACACACCATAAAACGTTAAGGCAATAGGCAAACCTGTATTTAATACGTTGACCCATAAATCAACCTTATGTGGATTAATCCATTCTGCAGTGACCCCTGATGCATTGAGTGCTAGGTATAACGCACCTAGAAAACCACCAATAAGGGCTATAAATTGTTTTAATTTATCTGTATCCATCTAAAAACCTCCATAATAAAAAGCCACCCCGTTAGGAGTGACTTCCGATTTCTAATTTGTATTCATCTAATGGTTTGTCATTGAATTTGTATGAAACTTCAACAGTTCCTTCGTTATCAACGATTGTGCTTACTATATCTATATTGTTAGTAAATGAAGCTGTATTGGGATATACAAATACTTGACCATCATTAAATCTGACTTTTGCGTATAAGTCTAGTTGTGGGGGCAATATAACTCCTATGTCAGCCACAGATTTTATAAAACCGTCAAAAGTGAATTGCTTACGTCTACCTTGTAAATCATAATCGATATATGAAAGTAAATAATTTTCATATTCTGATTTTAAGTCTTCAGGATATTCAATCTTTGTTGTGTCATAAAAAAGTACTAAGTTTATTGGTACTAAATCATCCGAATTTTCAATCAAGATATAGCCTAACTGACCTTTACCGTCCAAGTAATCATTTTTCATTACGTCAATAATGTGACTATCTGGGATATCTTTCACGGGTACATAACTTGCTAAATCTTGTTTTTGTTCTTCTGTTAAATCTTCATATGTGAGGGATTTGCCATCTAAACCTGGTTCACCTTTAAAACTATTAAACTTGTCATTACTAATACCGTAATCTAGTAAATCGCCGTATAAATTTTGTTTAGTAATTTCAGTTGTACCCTTTCCCAACACACTACTTGTTACTTCAATCTTCGTTTTGTTATCACTAGGGAAAATGTATTTATCATCAACTACAATTTCTAATGTGTAGTGACCTGTAGGAATGATTTCATTAATCACTACATCCACAACATTATTACTTACCGTCGTTTCTTGCTTATACGCTACACCTTTATCTGTGTATAGATACACAATTGCTTGTTTGCCATCTAATTCTAAATTGTCCTCACTTGTGTCAGTTAGTGTATATCTCATTACTGATTGATCGCCTTGCTTAATTCTATTACCGTCTGTTGATTCGTTTAAAGTTAATACATTTTTTATCATAATTGTTTGCCCCTAATAGTTTATTTTTTATGCTTTTGCTGTTTCTTCGTTATACTCGACACCAGTCAAATCTCTATATTCTTCTGGAGTCACAAAACCTCTTTTTACAAATAAAGCAAATTGTTCGTTAGTATAAAGACCCATCTTATAATATCTAATACCTATTGCTCTCATTTTATTCACGCTCCAATAACTGAATTGTTAAATTTGCTACGTCATTTTGCACTTGTGATAAAGCTGATTGAGTTTCTAATAACTGTAAAGATAAATCTGCGATTATTTCATCTTTTTCATCTGGTAATACCTCAACAACTTCATCTTTATGTTTGTTTTTTTGCCATTCTATATATGTTGCGCCAACCCATTCTCTACCATTGAAATAGATAGGTTCATACAATCCATTAGGTGGTTGGATATCTGTATATTGATCTATGTCGAAAGTGCTTGTTGTGATAAGTTTTGGTGTACCGTCTGCTTTATTAAATATTTGTTTGTACATTTTCATCCTCCTATATATACCAACTACCATAAAATTGAACATGTTCACCGGTAGACATTGTCGAGCTTGCATAGTAATTTAAGCCTGTATCAACTGGGAATATCAGTACATTTTTAGCTACAGTTGACCCTCTTACTGAAAAGACTGGTATATCATTCCCAATTAATTCAGTAGGTAATTTACAAATAGTACCACTAATACTTCCAATGTTTGTCACTGCACCTCTAACGCTAACTCTTTTTATAGTCCCGACTGTTATAACTCTGTAACTAGCTACCTTTCCGAAACTATAATTAGGTTGCGTTGAATTTTGTATATTATTCAAAAGCGTTAAAGGTAGCCAACCAGTATCTGTCACATTAATATTACCAGGGTCACCTTTTTCTCCTTCGATTCCTTGAATACCTTGTATGCCTTGTACTCCTTGTTCACCTTGTGGTCCTTTGAAGTTTTCGGGATTTGCTTTAGCATATTCAATGAAATCACTAGAAACTTCATCTTTAAAGTCCGAACCTAAAATAGCATCTCTATTTTCTATCATTATCTTTTGAACAGTGTCTTTTAAAATAGGAATATCTATTTCTTTAATAACTTTATCTTCTACACCGCTATCAACAATAGTGAAACTAAAGTTAGCTACATGAACACTTGCACTTTCTGATTCGAGAAATAGCTTAGCTTCATTCGTTCCTACATGTTTAATAACTTTTGGTGGTATTATATACTGAACAATTCCTTTTTGAGCTAAAATAACTTCTAAAGGTTCATCCATGAATATAGAACCGTCGCTACAAAACACATCTAACTTAGGTTTCATATCAATGTTTGTTAAATCTATTTCTTGTCCATTACTTTTGATGTTTAATCTGATTGATGCAGTAGCTTCATCTTCTGTATAAAAATTGACACCTATATTACCTATGTCTACACTTTTGTTATTTATATTAGCTGTAACATCTTTTTGTTTGTATATCATTAATTCACCCCGCTAAAATAAGCTAACCACTTAAGTGATTAGCCTCTGTATTTATCTCTGATAAAGTAAATACCAGTTAAACCTATTTTTTTATAATAACTACCTATTGTAGTTGCTTGATGACTAGCCCAACGTATATCAGTTGCATATTGATGTGTAGCAGGCGCTTTAGGATTCCAACGCATTCTATATAATGTGTTCTGACCTTTATTGATATAATCTTGCCTAACAAATTTAGCACCACCAATTATAGCTTTAGCTGGCGTTGTCCAACCATGGTTTTTAGCAAAATTAATAGCGTTATTAGGGTTACTATCAAATGCTCCAATACCAAAGTAGTTGTACATTCCATATCGTCCACTAGCAAAGTTTGACGTTCCATTACCACTCTCTAATAAAGCGTGCGCTATTAAATAGATTTCATTAACATTGTATTTCTTACATGCATCTGCAAATGCCTTACCTTGCCCAGATAAAGTACCCTTACCTTTTAGTAATGCATTCAATTTACTCACTGCAATACCTTGGTATTTACCTAAGTTGAGCATTTGATATCTTTGTACTTTTCCATTCCATATAGATGTAGGGTTCATTGCATTTTTCACTTGTGTTTCGGTTGGTCTATACCAACTCCATCCATTAGAAACTTGTGGATGTCCTTTAGACATTTGCGCTTTGAGAGCTTGAGCGAATGTATATTTTGAAGTTTCTACTGTATTCTTCAACTTACCAGTTGGTACTGTAGTGGGTTTACCAGTCGTAACAGAACTTTGACTAGCATTTGGATTTTTAACTTTAATTGTAGTCTTTATTGTTGTTGTAGTAATTGTTTCTGTCATTAGCTTTTTAATATTTTTATAATTTGCTAGTAGTTTCAATTTCACATCTTCGTATTTTGAATCCGGTGGGAAACCTTCGACTAACATGTTAAATCCGGTTAAATCTTTCATACTACGCCATATTGTAGGGGATAGTTTTAAGGCGTTTTTATTCAACTTGACATTTTGCCATTGTAATAGCTTTAACCCATATAATATTGCTGTTAATTGATTAAGCAAAAATTCATGTTTGTTTGCCGTTTCTGCCCCACATACTTCTAATACTAGATAATCTTCATATCCAGGGTACATATTGTTAGTATGCCTACAGTGCCATGTCATTTCCCTATCTACATAGGCATGTGGAAATTGTTCGGGTTTCATATATTTATTTCGTTGTTTATAGATATCGTTCACATCTCTAAAATGATTACTTTCTCTAACGTAGATACCTTTAGGTGGATTAGTTCTATCTTTAAAATTCGCATCATACATATAATGCACAATTTCTTTATAATCCATATCATCTTCACTAAATGATGTGTATTTAACTTTTGTAACTGGTTTTTTAATCATAGATGGTTTTTTTACTTCTGGCTTTTCATCTGCTTTTGTATCAACTTGATTAGGTTTAGGTGTAGATGGTTTTGTTGTACTTGTTGTTTTCTTTTCAGGATAATATGCTGGTCGAATAAACTTACTTATCCCGTTATAGCTATGTTTAATTTTATAACCAGGACTTCCAGACCAGTTTGCCGTATACCAATTTTGATCTACACTAGTGAAATAACTTTTAGTGGAAGGGCCCACTACAATAGCTACATGCCCTACTCCATTATTAAATGAACCAGTACCCCAAACTGCAAAATCACCTGGTTTAGGTACGAAAGATGGAGTATTGTTGAACTTTTGAAAACCTTTAGGATAGTTGTACCAAGCCATTGCAATAGCATTTCCTGGTGTAGTAAACCCCCAATATCGTTTTAATATAAAGTTAGGTAAGTCCCAACACTGCGCGCCATAATAACCATCTACATCAACTCTTCTACCAATCATACTTCTAGCCCAAGCTTCTACTTCGCTAGCTCTTGGCTTCCTACTTCTTGGTGATGGCAATCCCATCTGTTCACCTCATTTACTGCATAATAAAAAGCCAACTACATAAGTAGCTGGCTTAGAAAAATAATTGTGCTGCGCCAATGGCTGCAACGATAACGCTGAATATCCCACCGACTATAATTCCTGTTAGATGTACATTACCTTTTTGTTTTTCTTCAATAATGCCTTTAAAGTTCAATATCTGTTCGTGATGTTTTTCTACTTTATTTTTAACTTTAATGAAATCATCTGCGAATTTATT